TCGCTCATCGTCTGAAGGTCAAGTATGGGTGGGAACCCACAGCGTTCACGGACGGCGGTAAGCCTCAGGTTGACGAAACGATCCTTGAGAAACTCGAGTATCCCGAAGCAAAACTTCTATCGCAATACTTCCTACTGGAGAAACGAATTGGGCAGCTTGCAGAAGGTGACAAAGCTTGGCTCAAACTTGAGACCCAAGGGCACATCCACCACTCTATCAACACTAATGGGGCGGTTACAGGACGCTGCACGCACTCGTGGCCAAACATTGCCCAAGTACCAAGTGTGTCAGCTTTGTGGGGCAAAGAATGCCGAGGGCTTTTCGGTGTGCGCCCTGGATTCAGACAAGTCGGAGTGGACCTATCCGGGATCGAACTGCGCTGCCTTGCGCACTACATGGCGCATTGGGACCAAGGGGAGTACGGACGAGTAATCCTCGAAGGTGACATCCATACGGTCAATCAACAGGCCGCTGGTCTCCCTACTCGTGACAACGCCAAGACCTTTATCTACGGGTGGCTCTACGGGGCTGGTGACGCGAAGATCGGCTCCATCGTTGGTGCTGGTGCAAAGCGGGGCAAGCAACTGAAGCAATCGTTCCTAGAGAAGCTCCCTGCACTGGGGAAACTCAAGGAAAAGGTGGATGACCGAGCATCCCGAGGTTACCTCATCGGCCTCGACGGTCGCAGGATCACCGTACGTCATAAGCACGCAGCCCTCAATACGCTGCTGCAGGGTGCTGGTGCTGCTGTGGCGAAGCGTTGGCTGGTCGAGTGCTTCCTAGAAGCTGAACGTGATGGTCTCCAGTATGGCTGGGACAAGGACTACGTTCTTCTCGGCTTCATTCACGACGAATTGCAATGGGCAGTCCGTGAGGGTCTCGAGGATTCCTTCGGGAAGATGACGACCATCTGTGCCCGCAAGGCTGGGGTTCACTTCAACTTCAAGTGCCAAGTAGACGCTGAATACAAGACCGGCCTTACATGGGCAACGTGCCACTGATGTTTAACGACCTACTACGTGAAGTGTGGTTCTCCCCTGCCTATGTGAAGGGGAACCTCGCTCGACAGAATGCCCCTGAGATTGCCGCTATGGCGTCCATGGGCCTCATTACAACCCAACGAGACCGTGAGACCTTTGGTGGTCAGTGGCTCATCACACAGAAGGGCTTGGAGTACCTATGGGCCGAGTGAAGGACCAGATGATTCCCGAAGTAATCCCGTATCTCTATGGGAACAAGTTGTACCTCAGTATCCAAGTGAACGGTCAGGAGTGGGAATACGAAGAGGACCTCGAGACCTTGTTTAAGGCTACCGCAGGCTGTATCGATCCCTATGACCTCGAGCAAGAACAAGAAGCACTGACGCTGCTCTTCGCCCTTGAAGATGGCGTACGACAAATCAATGATGCCCTTGGGGCTGACGAACAGGAGTTTCAAGAATGAGCAAGTTTCAAGTTGGTGATCGCGTTGAGTTTACCGAAGACTATCACACCACATCTGCGGGGACCCAAGGGACCCTCAAGGATGTGTGTGAGCACGACGACGAGCCGGGTGATCGTCTAGTGACCGTGGAAGTCGAAGGACTCAATGACGTTGCTGTCTATGACAAGCGCCTGAAGCACGTCGAAGCCGTACCGGTCGCGAAGGAATTCCGTTTCTTCCGTAGGGGTGACTCATCGATCAGTATGCAACCCTACGAGACCTTTGAGGCTGCTTTGCAAGGCTGGAAGCCGTTCGCTCAGGACGGTCAGGAAGTGGAGATCATCGAAGTGGTGAGCCACGGGAAGTACAAGGCGACCCTGAAGATCGAGGAAGCTCTCTGATGCTCCTCCTGATCGACGCAGACATCCCCTGCTACCGGGCTGCTTCAGCGTGTGAGACGGAGATCGAGTGGGACGATGACGTGTGGACTACCTACACGGACGTAGGGCAAGCCAAGGAACTCTTCGTCAAGTACATCGACAAGTTTGTTGAGGATACTGGCTGTGATGACCTGAAGCTTTGCTATACGTCCAAGGATAACTTTCGGAACACGGTGTATCCCCCGTACAAGGGGAACCGTAAGTCCCGTAAGCCCATCGGCTACTCGGCTCTCAAGGGATGGTCCAAGGAACAGTACCCGTTCTTCGAGAAGCCTACGCTGGAAGCTGACGATTGCATGGGAATCCTTGCGACAAAGTTCAAGGGCAAGACCATGATCGTTACGATGGACAAGGACCTGAAGACGATCCCTGGGACCATGTGGCACCTGAACCCCAAGCTCGAAGGTCATAAGATCGTGGTCACTGAGGCTGATGCTCATCGCCAGTTCCTCTATCAAACCCTCACAGGCGATACGACCGATGGGTTCCCCGGGTGCCCAGGTATCGGCCCGGTCTCCGCTAACAAACTGCTGGATTCTAAGGGCGTGAACTGGGAAACCGTTAAGCACGCATACATCAAAGCTGGTCTCACGGAAGACGATGCACTGACGCAGGCACGCTGTGCTCGGATTCTGCACGATTCAGATTGGGACTTTGAGAAAGGAGAAGTGATTCTATGGACTCCGTGATTGCCATGGGCCACATCGCCATGGGTGACCCGTATAAACCGGTACGGACCTCGAACGAGTGTCTGGACCTTGGGGAACTACTGAAGCAGGCGAACGCCGATCAGGTCTACAGGGAAAAGGAACGGCTGCTGGAAATCCTCGCGGAACAGCAGATGGGTGCCACGGTGGACGGCCTGAAGGTCTCCCCGGCTCCCACACCGTTCAACTCGGGTGGCACCAAGCACGACCAAGGCAAGGCTCGTATGTCCCTCTTGGATTCCTCGTGGCTCCTCGGGGTCGCTGAGGTCCTCACGTTCGGCGAGAAGAAGTATCAGGCCCACAACTGGCGCAAGGGTATCTCTGTGTCCCGTCTGATGGATGCTGCTGGTCGTCACCAAGCGGCCTTCAATGATGGTGAGGACCTTGATCCTGAGTCCGGCAAGGGCCACCTGTACCACGCTTCGTGCTGCCTCATGTTCGCAAGCTGGATGATCAAACACCGTCCTGATTTGGACGACCGCTGTAAAGGAACCTAATGAGCACCGTACTCAAGCGCTTCGACCTCTACTCGGAATACACAGGCTACTGCGGCTTTGAAGTAGAGGCTTCATCAGATGGCGACTGGGTACGTGCTCAGGATGCCTACGATCACATCGCGGTACTCGAGGCCAAGATCAGGACCCTCGAGACCCAACTTAAAGACATCAAGAGAGAGAAATGAACGCATTCAACCTGTATCAAGATGAAGCCATGAGCTTCCGACTTCCTTCGGCCTGTGAGTCCTATGCGCTCCTCGGTCTTACTGCAGAAGTCGGTGAAGTGAATGCCTATATCGCCAAGGGTCTCCGTGACCAATACGAGATTGATCCCAAGGTAATCAAAAAGGAACTCGGGGATATTCTGTGGTTTGTCGCTGCGATTGCCTCGGACCTGAATATGAGCCTTGGTTCCATTGCTGAAGCCAATATCGACAAGCTGCAGAGCCGTAGTGCCCGAGGCGTCATCTCTGGTAGTGGCGACAATCGCTAGTGTTCCAGACCATCTACCTATGGTGGTCTCTCCCCTTCTGGTTCTGCGTCCCCTCACCTACGCACATGGATTACTGGCAGTATGCCTGTGATCACCATAACCAAGGGAACATCATCCCTAATATCCCAGGATTCTAATGGCTGAACTAAGACCTCATGTATTAGTGGACGTAGAGGTACTAGAGGACCTCAGGATTGACGCTTTGTTCCTTGAGTGCCTTGGGACCGCGGGTGTTGATAACTGGTCCGGGTACGAGTACGCCTGTGATCTTTTTGAACGAGTATTGGAAAGCCGAGGTATCGAGTGAACCTTCGTGGTGACCGTAACCAATGCTGTGGCTGCGGTGAGTATTTCAACTCGACTGCGGCCTTCGATAAACACCGTACCGGGGAATTTAGTTCTGTTCCGAATCCCCGAAGGTGCCTTAGTCAACCAGAGATGTACGCGAAGGGTATGTCCCGGAACCGTGATGGCTTCTGGGTGACCGCAGTTAATCCCCTCTTCCAAAAGGAACCAGGAGCATGAGATACAAAGACGTTCTCCTAGCGACCCGTAGTGATCTTCGGGATGCCCTGATTGCCGGGGATACCGAGAAGGCCGAACGCATCTATCAAGAGTGTGAGGCTGAGTACCAGAAGCACCAAACCGCCCCACAACCCGAGTGCGCACCGCGAGTGGACGCCGACACAGCAACTTGCCAGAACTGTAACGGTACTGGATCGCACGGCGGGCGCTTTCATATCGACGACAAAGGTTCGAGCGAATACGAACCATACAAATGTGATGTGTGCGATGGATTCGGAAGGGTAAGTGCGGACGCCGGAAATGATGCGGCGCTGACGAATGAGAAAATTGAAGCCGCCATAGAAGCTTGGTTCGATACGGACGGGAAAGACGTGGACGACCATCAATCGCGTATGCGCGCAGCAATCCTAGCCGCCAACAAGGAGGCACTGTAAGTGTTTTCCCCACCCCCCACTTCTGTGGGGTTTCTTTTCGAAAGCACTTGCACAATGTCACACAAAACAGTAATATCTGTCCTACACCAGCGTAACACCCAACACGGAGGTATTTTATGAAAGCCCCTACGACTCTTAAGGAACTCCTTCAGATCGCCAAGAAGCCCCTGTGGCTCGGTAAGGCTTACTGTTCGACCGCCATCACGAACGTAGAGGCTTTCATCGCCTGTGTCGGTGACCTTCCGCTCAAAGATGTGAAGACGATCCACATCGATGCCTTCGTGGATTCCATGGAGGGGGTGCTGAAGGACAGCACGATCAACCGCAAGCTGACCAACGTCCACAGTGTTCTGAAGTACGCCATGGATCGTGACTGGATCAACAAGATGCCCAAGGTCACCTGGAAGTCCGAGGACAACTCAAGGGTCCGTTGGATCAGCGAGGCCGAGGAATCCCAGATGCTGGCTCTTCTCACATCGTGGAATGAGCATGAGATTGCAAGGTTCATTACGGTCCTCATCGACACTGGGATGCGCCGAGGGGAACTTTTGGCACTGAAGGAGAAGGATGTCGATGGGGACTGGGTTCGCCTGTGGACTTCGAAGACCAAAGGTGCTAGGTCGATCCCGCTGTCTGAGCGTGCTAAGGAAGCGCTTACAAAAGGTGTGTTCGATGTCAACCTCGGGCACCTCAGGGCCGTTTGGAGTCGTCTGAAGGAAGCTATGGACCTCGAGGCTGACGATGACTTCGTTCTGCACACCCTGAGGCACACCGCTGCCACCAGGACCTTGGCTAAGACCAAGAACGTGGTGATCGTGCAGAAGCTCCTGGGACACAAGAACGTGAAGACCACGCTCCGGTACGCCCACCTGTCCGATGACGAACTTTTAGCGGCTGTTCGGTAAACACTACATTGTTCGTACGAATGGTGAACATAAATACAACACTAGGGCAAACACTTTCTCTTCGTATAGTCGTAATATTCGTTCTCCCCTTTTTGAAACAACTTGTAACGCCCCTTGCCAACAAAAATGACAACTATCCTCACTGCTCAATTCGCTGTCGGTGCCGCGCTGATCCTCTCGGGAACCCCTGAGATCGGCTATGAAATCTTTGGGCTGGGGAGCCCTTCTTTCGTTTACGGGAACTTCGAAGATGCCTTCGAGGACTTCGGTGGTTATGTGGTAGCCCGCACACAGGAGAACGTTGGTACTATTGCAACGAGTTAAACAAGGCTGTACAGTGCAGTCATGGGTTCGGAAACACACACTAATCAAACTACTTACAAGAGTGAACACCATGGCTAAGACCGCAGAGCAACAACTGGCTGACGCACTGGCAGAGATCACGAAGTTGAAGGAGCAGGTTCGGGAAGAGGCAGCGAAGAAGGCACGGTACCCCTGGGAGAACCCGGAGACCGTGCAGGAGCAGGCTCGAATGAGCTACAACCTGAAGATCGAACCTGAGTTGTACCTGAAGATCAAGTGGCTCATGGAGAACAAAGGCGGGATCAGGTCGATGCAAGTGTTCTTCGACAAGGCTGGCAACGAGTTGGCCTCTAGATACCTGACGGAACTGGGGGCAGTCTGAGGGTTGCCACAAGGGTTCTCCCCTAGAGAGTCCTTGGCCCAACCCCACTAACCCGGTTTCTAGGTACCAAACACCATCCCGATAATTGCCGTTATCAGGCTTGGGGCATTAAACGCAAGGCTGCTAATGAGAGTTAGCAGTGAAGGGGGATAGTGCAAGGGGTGTTGCACAAACGAGGACCACCCCTCCTTAACTGTGTAGATTTGTAGAAAGCTATCTTTACATCTACATATGCACCGATTAAGCTACGACTCATTACACCAAGGGGGCCATATGCTGATAGCGGTTGCTGCAGAGAAAGGTGGAGTTGGAAAAACAACGATAGCTACGAACCTCGCTGGAATGAGCGCTGCACGGGGACATAGCGTGATGCTCACCGATACGGATGTCGAGGAGTCCACAGGTCGATACGCCTACGCGTGGGGCATGGCACGTAGGGATACCGAGGGACTCCCTTCGATCAACCTAGCGATGTTGCGAGGTAATATTTACACCGACCTACTGGCACAGAAGGAACGCTACGATGTGGTGATCGTGGATGTCCCTGCAGGTAACGGTCTGGAGATGCGCCTTGCCTGCATGGCTGCTGACGTTATCGTGATACCCCTCGGGATAGGGCAGTACGACACTTCGGGCATGGGACCCATGGTCAAGCTCGCCAACGAGATGCGACAGACCAGACCAGATACCCGTGTGTATGCGGTGCTGAACAATGTTCCGTTCAATGCCAAGAATGACCTGAGGGATTCCTTGGAGATGCTGGACACCCTTCACGACTACCTGAGGAGAACCACCAAGTACATCGTGGGTCGTCAGGCCTTCAGAGCCTCAGCACGGTCAGGAAGGGCGGTGACGGAGCTTGAGAAGTCCCTACAGGACCCCAAGGCATCCGAGGAAATCACCTCACTGTACGAGGAGGTCTTCAATGGCTGATCGTCCTGCACTCAGAGGCCCTGAGTTGCCCCCTGACGTGGCTCGGATAGCCGAGGGAGCACGCGTGGTACCCCCGGAGGTCCACGAGGCCCGTGGCGAGCCTGTACGAAAGCCCCAAGGGCTATCGGAGATCGTAGCGAGGGTCCCTGAAGTCGAAGCTACCAAACCATTGAACCTGAGAATCCCCCAGTCCCTGCACAAGAGGCTCAAGGTCCTCGCGGGTCTCTCGGGGGTCACGATGACCGAGATCATCATTGAGTGCCTGGGGGCCGAGGTGACCCGACGGCAGGACAGTTACGACCGGGGGGAATGATGAGTGCGGATATCGATACTACCTTTCAAACGATGCAGAGAGATATGTTCACATCGGGTATCGCCGCTCAGATTGGTATGAATGCTCTTGGTATCTGGCAAGCGATCAAGAGCCATGCCGACAAGGACACAGGGGAGTGCTGGCCGTCCCAGAGACGCCTGGGGGAAATGACCGGGCTGAGCCTAGGGTCCGTCAACAAGTGCATCGAGGTCCTCGAGACTTCCAAGCTCCTCCGGGTTGTCACCAAGGGGAACCGAGGAAGGGCAGCGACCTACATTGCTCGGGAGCGTCTGGACGTTCGTCTTGGGGACCGCTTGCTTTGTACTGTGGTCATCGACTACGTACCGAAGAAACTCGCCAAGAGGTTGGAAGGGGTCGAGAAGGCTATCAAAGGACAGACGGACCCGGATGCGTTCGCAGAGTGCGAGATCATTCCTGGGGACGGGTTTGTGTGGGATCAAGCAGGAGGAGTGTTGAAAGCATCAATTCCGGCTGCTGAAGTCCCAGAGCAGGTCCTGAGCAGTTATCCACAGACGCTCTCGGACGACGCCTATAGTTCATAGATATAGTTAACATATAGTTCTGTTCACGGGGGTGAACACAAAACCTCCCGAAATGAACACAAACGGCCACTTACGTTCGCCGGGATGAACACAAAAAAGTTATCCACAGGCTCCGAGTCAAACTTAAAAACCTACATGAAAACCCTAATCGCCGCGCTATTCGTAGTTACACTATCTGGCTGTGTCACGGCTCCTCACATCGACTACACGAACGCAGACAAGCAGTGCTCCCGAGCGTGTGCCTCGGAATACTCGGAGTGTCAAACAGGATTCAAACTGTTCCCCCTAGCTGCCCAAGCGGGGTGTAATGAATCCCTGAAGGTCTGTGTGGCCACCTGTGGCGCAACCGTAGTATCAAACTGAAACGAAAAAACCCCCAAGGAATCCGTAAAGGAAACCGAGGGGGTTTTTTGTTTTATGCAGGAGGTGTTGCCGCTTGTTCAGCCTTCACGACCGCGAGGACTGCAGCAGCCGCAGCGCCAACCGAAGTCACCGCAGTACCAACGTCACCGTGCAGACCAACTGCAGGGGCGATGATCTGAGCCAGGACAGCGAGTCCAGCCCACGTCGAAGGCTCTTTGAAACGATCAAGAGAAATTGCCATGGTGTTACCTTTAATGTAGGACGAGCTTCAGGATGGTTTCCTTGAGGCCCAGAGTGCTCAGTGCGAACACGATGCCACCCCCATAGAGGGCGTACTTAATTTGAAGGAGTGTCTTCTCGATAGCCTCTAGGCTTTTCCCGAAGACCGCTTGGGACTCACGCAAGGTTGAGATGTCCTTGTCCGTAGCTTCCGCTCTGAACTCCAGACGCGAGAGCCTGTTGTCAATGTCTGTCATGCTGCTCTCTGTTGTTGGGTAAAGTCTGCACCAAGTAGGAACTCGGCCATCTCCCCGCTTCTTCGTTTTGTTAGTCCGGCCATTACCTTGCCAGCCGCGAGGTTCCACTTAAGGAATTCCTTGGCTGCACCTTCGATGTCCCCAGCGTTCAGCTTCTTGAGCAAGGTGCTGTGATCAAAGTTACCTCGTCCCACGTTGTACGTGAATGAGATGAGTGCAGCCTTCTCGTCGTCCGTCAGGTGAATCTTGACCTCTGAGTCGATGAAGGTCCCAAGGGCCTGTACACGAGCCAGTAGGTCAGCGTCAGCCTGTGCCTGGGTCCATACGGTTCCCTTGGCGATCCCCGGACCTGTAGCCCCATAGCCAATGGTCCAAGGTGCCCCACCAGTCGCAGGGTCAGGATAAGCCGTAAGCTTGCATCCTTCGAAGGACTGGATGAGCTTGGTAGCTTCTGTTTGCCAAGTCATGGTTGTCCTTAGTCTGGAATGATTGCTTTGTCACCCACAAGGGGATCAAGGGACTTCTGGCAGTGATCCTTCTGGATGTAGTTCAGGAGCTTGCAGAGGACGCAGCCCCAACGTTTCCCCTCGTTCATCGCCTTGTCAGCACGGCTCGAGATGGTCTCCCTAGGGTCACCAAGGAGGATTGCGTTGGTCAGTTCGTCCAAGGCAACCAAGAGGTTCCATAGGTACTTCTTCATGGGGTATCCAAGGGGAACTTAGGGATCAGCCCCGGGAGGTCAGAGGCCGTTGGGAACGCCTTGGTCCCTGCTTGAACCTGGGCTAGGTACGCATAGCAAGCAGCCCATACATCAGAACGCCATGAACGGAACGCTTGACCTTCAGACTGGAACTTAGGAACCGTAGGCTCATCGGCATAGGTCACAGCAGTAGTCACACTGTCGTAGCCGTAGCCTTGGGCCTTGGTATCCATGATCGACTGGACTGTGGCTACTAGGGAAGCCTGAAGGACTGCAGGGGAGACCTGAGGGACCGTTGCGGTGTTCCCTTGGGCTACCCACTGTTGGTAGAGGATCCAATCGGTGTTCTGAGGGTCCTGAGGGATGTAGGCTCCATCGGAGTCTCTGGTGACCCCTTGTGTTGCTACTGTGTACGTCATTGATTAAAGCTCCGCGTCTGCTGTGTAGACAAACCCATACGTGCCCACACCGGTACCACTGGCTGCAGGCAGAGTGCAGGAGAATCCAAAGGCAGAGCCGACGATGCTAGTGGGGTTGGTGCTCGGGAAAGAAGCGGTACCCCCGGACTGTGTGGCAACGATGGTGGGGGCACCCCGCATACGTTTGATGAACTGAGTGCTGATGAAGTAACTATCTCCAGATGTAACTCGAGCCGAGTAGATCACCGTGGCACCCTGAGGGATGTAGTACCGCTGACACATATCAAGCTCGTGCTGGAAGAACCGGAACTCCACAGGGGAGGCTACAGACCCTGCCTCAAGTTGTGGGAGACTACACGTACCCCCGATGAACCTGACGGTCGCATTGGTATTCGCTGGAAGGGTTACTTGACCACCCTTGGAGATGCTTGTGCCGTTGATGGTAGCCGTGGCTGTCCCGGTCCAACTAAGGGTGTAGGTACCCCCAGCAACGTTGATAGCCTCGACAACCTGTTCAATACCACCTGCAGGGGCAGTAATCTGATTACCGTTACCCGAGGAAGTGAAGGAGACGTTCTGACCAAGGGTGACGACTCGCCAGCGGTCAAGGGTGTACTGGTTTGCAATCGTGGTTGCAGCCCCAGACGTATACGCTCGCTGGTTGATAACGAACCGGGGGTTCAGTAGGACGTTCTTACCCGCCAGAGACGGAGTGAAGCTCGCTGCCAAGGAGGCCGAAGCTGCAGCAGCGTTCTGACTAGTCAGGGCATTAGCTGCGTACCCTGAGGCATTCGTAGCGCTCGTGGAAGCATTGGAAGCCTGAGTGGTCGCAATGCCAGCCTGAGTAGTAGCCGTAGTAGCCGAACCACTAGCCGAGATAGCCGAGTTGGAGCTATTGGTTGCCTGGGTAGCCGCAGAGGTAGCCGAGGCAGAGGCATTCGAAGCGCTCGTGGAAGCCGAGGAAGCGCTAGTGGAAGCTGAGGATGCCGAAGATGCCGCAGCCGTTTGACTGGCACCTGCATTGGTAGCAGCAGTGGAAGCCGTGGTTGCCGAGGAAGCGGCTGCAGTCTGACTCGAGGAAGCCGCAGAGGCACTAGCAGAGGCAGCAGAGGCTGAACCAGCAGCGGCTGTAGCGGACCCTTGTGCGGAGGTAACAGCAGCATTCGCCGCAGCCAGTGCGGTGTTAGCCTGGGACAGAGTGTCGTTGGCTTCCTGAGACAGTGTTGCTACGTTAGCCTCAGAGATCGCAGCGTTATTCGCAGCAGCAATGGCATCCGAGGAAGCCTGTTGAGCCTGAGTGTTCGCAGCGGTAACCGTAGCTACCTGAGACTCCAACTCGTCCAGCAGGGCATCCGTGGAGTTCACCTCAGGGGCCACTGCGGTCCCATAGAAGAAACTGGATTGGGAATCGCTCATTAATACTCCATGTTGTATGCAGGGGCGATCTGCTGTGCGCTTTGCTCCATATCGGTCTGATTAGCCTGTTCGACCAGATCACCGAAGAGAGAAGTGAAGCGAGCCTCAAAAGCAGTCACCCGGTCATCCACGAAGTAATCCGTGGCATACGACAAGGCTGCATAGAGGAGCAGGTCAGATGCGACCGTAGAGAAGAGATTGGTGTCTGTATCGTTGACCAGAGACGGCTGCGATGCGTAGTAGACCAAGTAGACTTCTTGGCCCGGGGATACCGCAGGCTTAAGCATGTACGACGCACCGATACGACAGTAATACTTCGGGTCCCCAATGTTCTTAGGGAGCCTTAGGAAGTGACCGATGTCCTTGTTCTCCAACAGGTAGCAGCCTGTATAGAGGTACTTCATCTGCAGGAAGTCCACAGGGATGATGATGGCATCGGTAGCAGGATCTTCGTTCCCTGTGACTACCGAGGACTTCTCCATACCAGGGATACGAAGGGTTCGCTCAATGCGAGTCTGGGCTTGGTTGATGAAGGTGTTCGCTAGGCTTGTGCTGCAGTCGTTACGATTAAGGATTGCCAGCAGTTGGGAACGGAGGTCTGCAAGAGTCATTTACGGTTGCTCCTTATTTGAGCGATAGCTGCCCCAATCAACTTGAACTCTTCGGGAGTGAAGTGATCATTACGGGCGTAGTTGCAAAGGTGGCAACAGGGGACGACGTTGGATTGGAGATGGCCGATTGAGTTGTCTAAACGGTCAAGCCCACGGAAACCATCGAGGGTTCCGCAGTAGTGGCAAGGTTCGTAGGACTTCTCTAGGACGAACTCCAGCGTTAGGTCGTTGTCGAGCTTCTTACGCTTGTCGGAGTTTCTGTAATTGACAAACTTAGCGCTGGCAGCGGGGCCTGGGAGCGTCTGCCTACGCGCATAGTGGTACTTGCGGTCGCAAGGCTTGCAGTAAGAGTGGGAAACTGTCTTTGATCCCTTCCTGAAAAACTCTGTTGTATCCGGCTTAGTCTCCCCACACTTAGTGCAGGTTTTCATCAAACACTCTTCCCCGTTGCGAGGAAGTAATCCAAACCTTCTGCCTTGAGTTTAGCCACGGTCTTACGAATAGGTTCTTGGTGAACATCGTAGCCTTCCTTCAACCACTTCTCAACGAGACAGACTGGGACGGAAGCTACATGCTGGTATTCACTTTCCCGAGTATTCATAGACTCGAAGCGCTTTTGCTTAAGGTTTTCGAGGAAACTTTCGGGAATGTGCTGCGACTTTTCAATGATCAACCCGTCTGTGTTGTCATCGAAGTTGAACTTGATATCGTGCAGTTGTTTCATAGGTATAAAAGGTCCGTGCTACCGAGAGTAGGAGCAGCACAGGACGTAAAGGAATTGGGATGGGGCCGCTAGGGACCCCAAGGATGAAACTAAGGAACCAGCAGGAATCTACTGGTTATCCTTCAGATGCTTACGGAAGCATCGGGTTTGCGCCGGTAAGGCCGATAACAGCACCCGAGGCACCCGTGTTCAGGTGCTTCAGCGAGAACTCACCAACAATTTCCTCGCGGTGTGCATCACCCGTGATAGCCAGCGGAATACGCGACCACGGACGGAGCACTGCAACCTTCCAGTTGACCGGGTTGAACAGGAGAGCACGGTCAGCCTTCATGAAGCGGTTGATGACAACCTTCTGTTCACCGAACGGCGAGACGTAGAGGTCCACAACGTTCACCACGGTACGGTCAGCCGAACCATCAAACGTACGGTAGCGACCAGCAGCAGCCGTGAAGCCAGCCACGATCAGCGAGTCAGCAGGCTTGATCATCAGGACCGTAGCCTCACCACCAGCTTGATACAGGTTCTGGTTAGCCGTCAGGATGTCGTTTTCCGTAAGGGCAACCGGGGTAGCCGTGTGGTCCACAACGTTACCTGCGGAGATTTGTGCAACACCACTTGCACCCGTGCCCCAGACGTTACCGAACTTGCGAACCACCGACTCCGAACCAACAGCAGCGTTCTGCGAGATACCGATGAGGTGGTATTCGAATTCACGCTTCAGTTCAGCCGACTTCTTACCGAGTTGGTAAGCCGTTTCCTTGGCACGACCATAGGTGCTGACCGTATCAGCCGTGTTCGACACTCGCACCGTCTTCGAGAGAATCTGGGTGTAGTTCGAACGCATCACGGTCGGGTTCAGCACGCTGTCCGTAGCATCAGCGCCTTCAAGCGTTGCGTTGACAGCAACCGTAGCCAGCGAGTCTTCTTGCCATTGGAACAGCGTGTTCTGGATGTTCTCGCTCTTGATCATCGTCTGGAACGGGGTAGCCGTAGGCGAGATGTTCGAGATAACGTCGCTGATGTCTTCCTTGATACCAACTTGGTCGTACGTCTTAAATGCGGTATTGCTCATTGTGTTTTCCTAAATGGAGAGAGGGATTGATTACTCAGCTGCCCAACGAGCCAAGAACAGGTCTGCAGCGTCATCGGTGGAACCCGAGGTCTTGAGACGTTGCTTGGCCTTGGTGGTCTTGTCGACCTTGGCGTCATTAGATGTGACTGCCTTGGTGGTCTTCAGGACCTTCTTGGGAGTGTTGTTGACCTTCTTGGTCACGACACTCTTCGCCTTGTCGAACTGCATTGCCTTGTGGATAATCAGCAGTGCATTGGCATCGACCATGTTGTTGATGACTTCGGGTGCCAAGCCCTTATCGATCCCATAGGACCGAACTTCGTCATAAACCTTCTGGTTCCAGCCGGGCAGCTTTTCTTGAAGGGTCTTGACAGCATCGACTGCTGCAGCCTTCATTGCTTGTTGACGTTGTTCATTAGCATTCGCTACGAACGTGTCTACTTCCTGGGTGATGAAACGAAAGTCATCCCATGCAGCCTGTGCTTCAGCGCGGAGGGCGGTGAAAGACTCAGCATCCAGTTGCTTGCTTGCGACCAGCATGTCGATCTTCGAATACGGCTCCCAACGGGCAGCGGCCTTCTGATAGATTCGATCAATCTGTGCAGCAGCCTTCTGGTTAGCGGCTTCCACTTCCTTGCGTTGAGATGCAACCTGCTGAGACTTCTTCGTCAGTGCTGCTTCTTGACCATAGAGACGCTTCAGGTCCTTTACGGATACCTCGTGCTCCTCGTCGCCTTCCTTAACGATGACCTTTGCTTCGTCATCGAGGACCTTAGCCTTCTTCTTAGGCTTGTCTTCCTCTTCGACTTCCTGGTCGTCGTCTTCGGTAGGCTCCTCGTCGCTTTCTTGAGGGTCCTCATCGGTTCCTTCGGCTTCTTCATGCTCTTCTTCAGCCTCGTGCTCAGTCGGTTCATCGTCCTCTTGAGCTACGTCTTCTTCCTCAGGGCTTTCGGATACCTCTTCAGGGTCCTTATCGCTCCATCTAGACAGAAATTGTTCTGCTGCGTCATCTTCAGTAAAGGACAACGCGGCGGTGTGTTCAGCGTTGACGCCCGATTGGGTGGTCATAGTGTTTGATTACTCTTCGTTTGGGGTAAGAAGCTGGGCCTTGGCATAGACCCAACTTTGGAGTTCTGCGGTAACGTTCTGGAGTGCTCGGAGTTGGTAGAAGGCGTTCTCACGCTTCTCCTTGGCTCCCAGGTCACTCTCAGTTATTTCCGCAAGGTATTGGTTGTATAGCTCGTTGATGACGACGGTGAAGGCCTCTGTCTCCAGAAGCACTTCAGCCGCCAATCCTCGTTTGAGCATGAGTTCTTCGCTCATGAGGGATCGTTAGGTCTTGAGGACCGCTTGGGTTTGCGGAGGATTCATCTCCATCTCTTTCTCTACAAGGTCCAGTTCATGGGTCTTGAGAGCCAGTTCAGACGAAGCAGTGAATTCCTTGATACCGAGTTCACGGTTCTTGTTCTGTGCATCCAACTGAGCTTGCATCTGCTCAATCTTGAGACGCATCTGTTCAAGGGTCGCGTGGTCGCTAACCTTCTGAGCCGAGGTCTGAGCCATCTGCTCTTGGACAGCCACTTGGCGTTCCTCGAGTTCCTGAGCCTTGACTTGATTAGGATCAGGCTGGACAGGCGGAAGGGTGCTAGGATCAGTGAGGTAACGGTTGATTTGCTTGATGCCTGTCTTGTCCAAGGCGGTCTGCATCAGGGCGTACTTGTTCTGCTCGGAGTAGAGACGACCAGAGCCACCATCGACAGCCGAGAGGGACGTATGGAGACCCATGTACTTCTGAGCCTCAGCTTCCTGTTCACCGTAGCCAAGCTTCAACTCGATGGTGCAAGTGACTTCCTCGGTCCACTCTTGGGGATTCACTTCCGTGAAGTTCCCTGCGAGCCTGATGATCTTGGTCTTCTTCTCGTTCATAAGAACCAGACGATAGACCTCGAGGTACAGGGGCTTGATGAAGTGATTGGCGAAGTTACGAGCGATGATCTTCTCGCGTTGCTGAGACAGGCCGACAAGGTTCTCCACCATTGCCTGACTGTTCTGCTTCGACACTGCGTCCTTATTGAGACCTTGGGACAGCTTGGATACCCCAGTGACCTCTTCCTTATCGTCATCCAGCAACTGAATCGTCTGGAATACGAAGGGATTAAGACCCGGCTGTGGGAGCGGAATGATGCCATCCGGCCTCGTCACGTTCACCAGACCACCCACACGGTTCTCTAGGAGTTCCTTGGGGTTCGTCACGGCACCCTTAACCACCATCATGCGGGGGTTATTGGTGACTACGGTATGGTCTAGGATGCCTCGGACCAGCACAGTACGAGCGTTCTGCGTAGGGATCACTCGGGCAGCATAGTTGCCACCATAGAACGCATGGGGCAGGGGTACCGGGCAGAACGAGAGGAACGGCTTCTTGTCGCACTGTTCCTTGTCGAGAATGGTGTTACCAGCCATCGTGACCTTCCACAACTTGGCTGTACCCTTCCCATCCATATCGATGTTCATGTACGCTTCATACACGATCACATGCTCAGTCTGTTCCTGATTCTCGACTTCATCCAGGTTCAGGAGACCAACACCAAGGTCCTCAAAGCGTGCTAGGCGCTCTGGGTCCATGTTCATCTCATCGGCACCATCGTTATCATCGATAGCGTAGACCTGCTTCTTCGAGTACCCCATGTTGATCAACTCAGTACGAGTCTTTCGGGTTCTATGTGCTACGAAAGGAGCCGCTTCGATCGATGCAGCCGTGGAGGTGATCAGGAATTCCTCAGGGGGAATCGGATCGATCTTCACTTGGCACTTGTCGACCTTGCGAATCAAAGTGCCATTGAACAGCCCAGTATCCGGGTCGTGTTCGAGGGAGACATCGGAGACATCAGGGTCATTGGAGAGCAGTTCGGCAGTCTGAAGGTCCAGGTTGTGGAACTCTTCTTCTTGGTCCTCGTACTCTTCACTCCAATAGACCTTAGCGATCCCGTTCCGAGCCATCAGGCCATCTTGGATGATGCTCGAGAAGATGCCGTAGGAATCGTTCTGACGATGGACTACGTAGTCTGCATACTCCGTTGCGATCCGCATAGGCTCGACATCAGCGTCAGTCTGGGGATCGTAGGAGACAATCTTGTTGCCTGCGGAGAAGGTTTCCAGAAGGACAGCCTTCAGGGATTCCACAGCATCGAAAACGTCCATAGAGACGTACTTCGAATTACCTGCGTGAGCGGGTTTAGGACGATTGCCATGGTAATACTCCATGACATCCATACGCTCTTTGGACAGCTTCGAGTCATAGTAGAGCACGCTCGATTGAACGTGTTTCCCTACGATAACCTTGAGTTCACTGTCATCCACAGGCTGAAACTTTTTGGAAGCCTTAGCCATTGTTTAAATCATCTC